ACCGCTATTTTCATCTCCTGCGTATAAATTTCTTTCTCCTTTTGAATCTTCAAACTTTGCGAAGGATGAAAAATTCATGCCTGTATGTATTGTCCAAGGTTTATTTGGGAATGTCTCATTTATTACGAACAGTTGGTTATTAACTGACGCTCCATTTACTGGACAACTCCAGTATAGCCTATTTTGCCATTTAACAGATGCTATTTTCTCAACTTGTTTTCTGTGAATCTTATTAACTGTTGGTTCGATTGGAAATGACATACTAGATGGAATCCTTCTGTCAATTTGAATGGCTTCTTCTTGTCCAAACTTCTGAAATCCATTTTCACCATAAAAATAGTATCCGTCCCATGTCTCAATAATGCTGTTTGATGATAACGCACCATCCGATTTATCTTTTATCTCATTAGGTTCGAATCCTACAATAACAGGATTAGTGGCGTCAGTTGTTTCATCTACTAATTGATCTAGTCCATACTTAGAATACTCCTTAAAAATCATAGCTTGATTATTATGAATTTTTATTCCTGTCATCCTTTGTCCATCAGCCTGAGCAATGTTTTGACTACCTGCAATCCCTGTTTGCCATGTTTCTGCATAGTCTGAGTTGCCCACTATGTCGGCATCACTCCAATATAATCTTGATGGCGTATCAACCACCCCCCCCATAAACACTGCATTCACATTTGAGGCAAAGATACTTCCTTTTGGGGGATCTCCACCGAGAGAAGCTGTGTAAATTCCATACACTTCTACGTTCGCAGTTGTAAAGTCCGCACTAGTCCCTACATATGCCACGCCATCTGCTACTGTAGAGGTTAAATGGATATGCATTGTCTCACCTGCACTTGTGTACTCTAAGGAAAATATATTAAATATTTCTTGATTAATATTGTCATTGGCAATAGTAGCAGTCGCTAACGTTGCGTTGGCTGCATCATGCAAAGTTATTGTCCAATCCCCTGTTCCCCTTGTTTTTGGTTTTAATAATACGCGTGTTACGATCCTCCCAGATGTTACAGCCCCTATTGTGTACAAATGCGTAGCCCCCTCATTTACTGACGCTGTTAAAGCATATTCGTTTGTACCTCCAGCATTATTTTTTATTAGTGATTCACCAAATTTCCTGACTCTATGATCTCCATTGCCATAAATAACCATGTCCGCTGCTATCGTATGATTTACTCTTTTGGAATTAGTGTCATCAAAAGTTGATGCTGATCTTGTAACCCATGTTGAACTTGAAGGAGTGATAGTATAAAGAGCCCCATTGTTAAAAATGCACAAAAACTTTTCATTTGTTGTTCTTGTTCTCTGATAATATGCTAATCCTCGCACTCCTTTTGAGCTAGATCCTCCAGTGGAAACTATATCATAGCCATATCTTGACTGTATTGCTCCTTTTCCTATAATGTCAAAATTTTGAAGTATGGCACATTGGTTTATCGCAAGCTGGTGAGGCTTGTCTCTTGTATTTAATCCGCCTGAAAAGTCATTAATGACTATTTGTTGAACGCGTCCAGCCATAATTAAATAATAATTTTAGTTTTAAGTCTTCTCCCTATTTTTTGATATGTTGATTCTTTCATATTAGCTACATCTTTTTTAAACTTTGCAAAATGTGCCATATTTATTTGTGATAGTCTTTGCTGAATCGCCCCAGCTTCATCATATAAACGATTCTCAAACAAAAGAAGATAAGCAACATTTAATGGAAAAACAATATCTAGTGATTTTGGTTGCAAGTTGTCATCTGTATCATCTGACATTTCATCATATTGTCTATAACGTATAGCCAATGTCACAGTATCAGCACTGAATATTCTTACACTTCCTTCTTTCTCCGTCCAAGTGTTATCAATATCTCCATCAAAAACAGTTATCGATACCCTGTCGTAATCCTTGTCAGTTGAACTATTCCACAGATCCCTTCTGTCGATTGTATTTTGCAACTCCCAAACCGTACGCAGAAAATCAGTTGGCATTGTCCCTACTCCTGAGGTAAAAGCTATCGTACCTTCTGTGATATGCTCTTCAAAGTCATACGTAAGATGGTATTCAAGATTAAGACGATTAATAGCGTCTTTCACATCAGCCGAAGAAAAAGGCTTAGTTGTTCCAAGATTTCTTTGAACACGTGATACAATATCAGAAAATTCCATAGTTTATTAAAAAATACCTTTTTGCATTTGTTCAAGTTTTTTCTGTTCCCTTTTTACTATTGCTCTTTGTATAAGCAATAATGCTTCATTCTCTTTATAGTATTTATCATTAATTATAAAATATGGTTCTCCTTTTAAGAATACAGGCGATTTTGAAAACTTTGTGAGGTCTATATCCTCTTCTTTGTTTTCTTCTTCTCTAATCGCATCTAAAAGCTTCGCTTCTGAAAGAAAATGACCGTTTTTCTTGCCAGTAACTTTCGTGTACTCTTCCCGAAGTTCTGAAAGGTTATTTGTTGTAGTTTGCATAATGTATAAAATAAAAGTTAAGAATGCTAGGGCTGGTGAAGTCTTGGTGAAGTAAAAATCTTAGTGATCCCTACCAGAGTGGTTACTCGTAGGGAATAAAAAACTTTTAATTGCCTATGATTTTATTCTTCTGTACTTGTAGCTTTTGGGGTTACTGTTTTCTTTGTTGCCACTTTTGGCTTGTCTTCTGAAAACTTTTCTTCTACTCCCATTTCAACTAAATCGGAATTTTGTTGCATTTCCATAATGTTTAAATAAGATTAAGTGCATTGGATACCTGAACCTCCTGCTGCTGCATAAGTAGGTAGCAATGAAAATATACCTGTTTGAGTTGCTAATGCCGTACATCCATTTTCACCCGTAGTACCTGTTAGGAGAATTTCTCCAGCTGTGAAAGCTGCTGCTCCTCCAATTGCTACTGCTGGGACTGCTGTGGATTTCTTTGTAACATTAAAAGTGCAATCTTTAAACTCCATTTGTCTTTCAACATCTGTGGCAGTTGTTGACCATACAAATGCATTCGCAGTATTGCCTGCCCATATCCAGAATATGCAATCTTCGAATCTGACGTCCCTGCATACTTTCCCTGCCACAAGTGCTTTTGTAAGAATTACGCAAGGTCTTACAACTGCACCAGAGCGAGCATTTGCACTTGATCCAAATGTGCATTTTGTGAATATAGAAGAATCACCATTACAGGCTAATTCTGCCGCTCCTGTTACGTCCAAATCTGTAGATTTATAGAAATCACAATATGAATATTTTGCAAATTCTCCAGCTTCCAACACTCCGTAGATACCTTGAGCAACTGTATTGCTGTTAATGAATTTGATATTGAAAAATGAATTTCTAACACCTGTGTTTTTCATAGTCGCAAGGTCAGTAGCCGCGGTTGTTACTCCTAAGGATATTTTCGCGTTCTGTCCATACTGACGACCTCCGGATGCATCTAATCCATAAAATCCAATTCGATTTTTAGAGACAGTCAACATCTCTGTTAGGGTATGCGTTGCATTTCCCATCAAAATAATTTGATCATCTTTGTTTGTCGTAGTCATAGAATACGCTTGTGCTACAGTTTTTACTGGTTCTGTCATAGTTCCAATATTACCATCGCCTCCAAGTGTCGCATCAACATAGATTCTTTTCCCGGATGTTGCTGGAATCGATCCGCCACCAGTTACTGGAACTCCTCCTACTCTTAATGAAGTTAAATCAGTCATAATGATATAAATAAAATATTAAAGTGCGTATGCAGCTCCGTCTCCTGGAGACCCCCAAACACCACGCCAATCCGTGTTGCCTACTAAGTACCGCGCTCTTATATCTATATTAGTTGTGTAATTATCTTTATCCATCCATGGAGGCTTTACGTGTAAAGCAACTCTGTTTATAACAGTCAAGGGAGAGTTAAGAGCATCAATCAAAAACCAAGCAGTGTCGCTTCCTGTTTTGCCATTTATCTTAGAAGAGCCTGAGATCCATTTGGAAGCCATAACAGTAACTTGACCATCATATACATTAATGTCGTTGTTAGCAGTGCCGCTGCGTAGTACTGACCTTGTGGCCTCTACTGCGTGCTTCTCCATAGTGTGAGGAACTAATAAGATCAAATGCCCTGTGCCATATCCAAGAAGTTCGCTTCTGTTCCCTAGCGTCTCCATCATCTCATTTATTGCAGTTCTCAAATTTGTCTCAGAAAAAACCAGTCCCGTAGCACTGGCATTTGAATCTGTGGTAGTTACTCCATCATTATCTTTCAGAGGGTGAGCAACAGAGCAAAGAGGCTTGCCATCTCCAAAATACCCAAGCTGAGGAGCTTCCGAAGCTAAAGATGCTTGAGCCGTAAAAGCAGAATTAAAAATACTCATAGTATGTTTATTTATTGTTCTTTTTCCTGCAGTCAATGTACGTCCTGCGCTAAGTAATTGCGCTTGGACTTTCGCATCTTCAATGTTCATTTCTGTAATCTGGACTCGTTTTGTCCATTGTTTGAAATCAAACTGAGTTTCATAATTAGATGTATATTTATCTGTTTTATATGATTCACTTTCGTTTGTTTCTTCCATGTCTCCTAACTGGTTAAGTCCACCAAAAGTAGCTCGTGCGTCTCCAGATGTTCGGTATTTAAACAAAGATGTTGCTACATTCCCACCAACACCTAGAGCGGTTTTTGAGATTAAGGAATAATCCTTATCGGCTTGATCCATAACTTGTACTAACTCAGCTGATAATCCTTTCAAAAATTTATCACCGAGCTGATTTCGATCCATCATAATAGTAAAATAAAATTAAAAAAATTACGCTGAAGGGTTATCCTCTGTGTTACTTAAGTGAACTAGAAGTCGTCCAGTTGCTTGAGGATCAACGCCAATCACGCTGAAGTTTGCATCATCCATATCCCCGACAGTTACAGTATGAGTTGTTTCTAATACACGATCATAATTAGTATTGGCAGAATCAATGTCTATTGCTCCACCTCTAAACCCAACAACCGTTGGGGAGCCAGCAGTTGTACCGAGAGTTCCTGAAACTTGAGCTGAATAAACACTGTCTCTTGATGTATCAACAAGAGCCCACCATAGAAGAGTAGTTGTATTATCTGCTGCTGTAGTTATAGAAGTCGTATCTGAGGCGTTCACCGAGCCTGCAGTATGCCCACCCTGAACAGAAGGAAGCTTCCCTGAACCTTTACCAAGTGCATTTACAACACCTAAAAGAGGGAGCCCTGCACCTCCATTAGTGACAGAACCAGAATTGCTATATGACAAAACAGCCTCACCGACTGCAATTGTCTTTGAGTTTCCTATTACCACCCATTCTCCAGGGAGTCCACCACCATCTCCTCCTTTGCCTTGTTTTCCTTTATAATCTAATGACATAATAAAAAAATAAAATAAAAAAAATATGCACTATTTACATAGTGTTTTTTAAAAAGAATTTTACCTCTTTCTAATTAACAATCCCGCGCCTTCTCGCTTCAGCAAGTTTCTCATCAGTCATATTGACTCCGACTTTAGCCATAATACTTTTAATGGCTTCATCTTCTTTCTTTGTGCTTTTCTTGTCAGCTCTATTAGGAGTTGACCTAGCATAAGATAAAAGTTTAGGAGCTTCACCAACTACAGCCATATGAGCTGCTTTAACTGAGTTTGAAAGATTGCCTGTATCACGATAAATGCGTGAGGCATGCTTTATTATACGTTCGTAATTATCAAGACCTTTGACACCTGTCTCTTCAACCGCTGCTTCGATTTTTTCCTTGTCTCGCTCTTCACGAATTATTTCTCGTGTAGATTTTAATTCATCCCCTGAGTCCTTAAGACCCAGAGCGTTAAAACGTTTATTAAATGAAGGTTTACTTTCAACATAGTGCATGATTTCAGGATCTTCTTCCATTTCTGCAATAGCTTCAGTATCTCCATTTTCGGCATGTCTAAGGAGTTTATCGACAGCGCGTGAGGCAACAGAGCCAAACACCGCTTCTCTACGTCTCGTATTTTTCATTTGATCTTCTTCATTAACCGCTGGAGTCTCCTCGTCAGTAGTTAATTCATCAGTATCATCTTCGTTGTTTTTAGCAAAGGAAGTTTCTCCTTCCTTTTGTCCGTCGGTAGTCTCTTCGACCGCCGGGGCAATCGCATCTTCCGACTCGGCAACGAACAAGCTTTCGCTATCATCGTTTTCTTCATCAGATAAGAATGGTTCTGGCATAACCTAGTATGTAAAAAGAGCAAAAAGAGCCATTAATTAATGGCTCAATGCTACTACCCCCCCAGGAACGACGAATAACCAGGATGGTAACAGCATTGAGCTATTAAATTCGTCGTTCATCAGTTTAATAAAAGATCACATAGGCGGTGTCATGGATACCTTTTTCCATTTTGATTCACCTGAGGCTATCAGCCCTTTCTTACTACGTTTTGTGCTATCTATTTGTGTTTTTAATTGTGCTATTCTTAAATCAAACTCTAGTCTTTTTATCTGCTTTTCTTCTTCTGTACCTGCTGGCGTTTCTGGCTCTTTATCTTCCACATAATTAATATCTTTTATTTCCAAATAAAGGGAAGCAACCTGTTTTCTTAATTGCATAAGCTTAATTTCTCTCTCTAGCTCCCTCCTCTCGCTATCACCCTTAAGCCATTGTCTAATCTTTTTTAACATACTTACTTTTGAAATCTTTTGTAAATTTATTATTCTTAATACATTTCTTTAGTTCGTTACTTACTTTTTCTGCCATGTCTCCATTTTTTCCATCTTTAAACTCTTTTAGTACAAAAACTTTTGATTTACATGGACTTTGACACTTTAAGTTTTCTGTCAAATCATCTCCAAACATAATTACTACTACTAATTCCATATTGATTAATGAATTATTCTTAAGATTGCTCTTTGGGTTGTCGCATTTTATCATACAACCCCCTAATACTTCTTGCAAGTCTTTTCTTTTGCCCTTCATTTTTACTATCTGATGCATTCTGAATCATGCCCTGTTTAATTCTTTCTTGCTGCTCTTCTCCTTCTGGAAATTTCAATCCTACTTCTCCTGTCTTCATTTGTTCTATCGATTTAGTTAACACTCCTTTTATTTCTTCCTTTACGAAAATTTCCGATGTATCTATTGCTGGAAACGTCTTAAGTATTTGCTCTGTCAACGCATCGAATCTCACTTTCTCTTTAAAGTCTGGCGATATTCCAGGGTTTCCAAGTATTCTTTCAAAGACTTCTAATAATCTCATCAAATCGTCCCTTATGGCTTCTGATTCTAACTTAGTCTCAAAAGCACTTTCAATTATGACATTAAACTCAAAATTCTCCCATGACTTAGGATCTATCTTTAATATAGAGAAAGAACCTTTGGCAGATTTTAATTTATCATTCTCATCTTGTGTAAAATCATTGATTAATACATCTTTTGTCTTAGATAATGGAAACTTGATAATATTGTGTATCCTTATAATTGCCCTCTGTGTTTCCCCTCCTATCATAAAATCATTTGCTAACCCACTTACGCTCTTCTCCTCCATGAGTTCCTTCTTTTTTGTTTGAGTGGCTAACTCTCCTGGTCTATTCTTCAATGCCTGCGTATCCTTACCTCCGTGTTCTATCCTTTCGTTCTCTACTATTGTATCATAAAAGCTTGTTAAAGTTTGTGATGTTTCCCCTACTCTCACTTCTTGAACATGTTTTGACATATCCTCAGTAGAAGATAAATCAACAGGCTGAAAACCTGGTTCATACTCTGTTCCCTTGGTCAGTCCTGTAGCTTGAGACACAAACACTAGGGGCATAGCTGAAAGCTTTGCGTTCATATACCAAAGGTTCATGATTATGTCCTTGATCATTAATACAGGTGTCATTACTTCTAATAATGAAGGTCCATATAATGTTTCAGCTGTTAGGTATGGAGAATAAAAAGCAAAAGGAATTCTTTCATATGGGTTTTCACCTCTAAACAAGGGTTCCTCATTCCCATCTACTATCATCACTAATTCTTTGTCAGTCCAATATTCCCACACTTTAACTAACCCTCTTTGTGTGTTTTCATTTTCTGTATAACCTGCATCATAATCTCTATTTTCATTATTAGGCGTATTCTGAACCTCCCTAGACATAAACTCTTCTGATGATCCATTCTTTTCGACGTCTCTAACTACACTCTGTGCAAAGTCCTCATCTTTAAAAATATCAGCAAATGCCTTTCTCGGATACCACCGCCTTCTTACGCATTCTTTAATGCCAGAAATGCCAACAGGATCATAATGGATTAATGCTGAATCATCTAAAAACATATCTCTTGGATCAATCCGCTCCGTAATTAATCCAGTAAATTTAAAATCTTTATTTCTTAAGTATCCTTCAAATAATATGCCTATACCAACGGAAAGCGCATCTCTGGCCATTAATTTTCTTTGTGGTTTAACATTAATACTCTTATTCGCTTGGTTATACATCTTAGACATTTCATCATATTGCCTATCTCCATGTCTTAATACAGTTTCAATAGTTGGCTGGAGATTGATACTCCCATCGATAGCTTCGACAACATCATTCGCTGTTTGCTGAATCAATACCCATGCATTAGGAAAGCTGAAAAATTCATCATCAGATTCCATAAATAAAAACTCACGATCATGATTCTTTCTCCATCGTTCGTCAAAATTGGCTTTAGCAGTAGCCATTTGACCTATTCGCTCCATGATTTCGCCAACAGATGTAACCATATGGCTCTATTGTTTACTTGTTTATCTATATTGTCAAGAATTACTTAAGAGTTAGTGTATATATGATTTACATAGTCTGTATTTTGTTCAAAAAACTCTACTTGCTCCCTTCTGCCTTCTTTAGTGTATGGTATGGATGGAATAAATTTCCTACCTGAAAAAGATGGTGATTCAAGTAACTCATCAAAAGTCTCCTTATCTGCTATTCCTAACATTCTCATGATATCCTCTTCGTAGATAACGCCATTTTCTTTAATATCATTATTTTCCATAGTAGTTATTTAAAAATTGTTTATAGCCTTCTTCGTCTTGTTTGTGATCGTGACGCCTTAGCCATATGGCTCTATTGTTTACTTGTTTATCTATGATTATTTAAAATCTAATTATTTCATATGTTCCATCTTCCATCCTACCGCCTGCGTTTGTTCTGACACTTCTTTATCCAATAGACAAGGGGGAATTGATATGACCGTCCAGTCTTTATCCAACACTGATGAAGGCTGACTCTGACCTGTCCCATTCCAAACTGCACTGGTTCCACCTTCTTTTTTATAGTAGTTATTTAAAAATTGCATAAAACCTTCTTCATCCTGTTTGTAATTGTGACGCTTTAACCATCTATAGATGGTAATTCTTTTCTTACTTGTTAGATAAGTCAATAATTTATAAATTGCTCTACGTTCTGCGAATTTATGACGTTTGATTTTCATATAATACTACTTAAAATTAACACCGCCTTTGTCCATACACTGACATAACTTTATAAATTTCCCCCCCCCAATCAACCAAATAACTGATCCCATAAACTTGTTTTTGCTTCATACTCAGCCATAATCGTCCAGGCGTCCTTTCTCCACTCTGCCTCAGGGGCTACGTATGTAGACAGTCTCTCTGTTTTGGTCGTACGCTTTTTTCTCTCTTTCTTGGGTTTCGTAATCTGCTCTAGCATCTTAGGATCAAATTCTCCAGGATCAAATTCTAAGGTTAATTTCATAGTAACTATTTAAAAATTGCATAAAACCTTCTTCATCCTGTTTGTGATTGTGACGCTTTAACCAGCTATAGATAGTCATATGTTCATACTATAGCGCATCTTACATGAACAAGTCAACTCCATTTCTTTCTTATTTTGTCCATTCTTTGATTCATTTTAGATCTACTTTGGATCTTTTTGGTTGGCATTTTGGGGGCGTTGTCACAAAAATACTCTAGCATTGTTCTAAAGTGTGAAGTTACGTCGTGTACTGGTTTGGTTTTCTCTGCTGTTCCTTGGTTTCCTTCTTTAGTTTCTGGGTATCTGGCTTGTGTGATAGCATAGATAAACTCTGTCAGTGTTTCGTTCACACATAATTTTTTAAACATGAGCGTAGTTGTGTTGATTCTGTCTTCTACTGTGGCTTGTCGGTTGGTGAAAATATGAATTCCTTTATCTTGAAGCTTCTCGGCTACGCTTTTTTTTGCGTTGATTGTCTTAGAGTGTGCATTGTATGGGTCTCCGAAGTGTCTTATATACCTATGTCTCCATAGTTTATGCTTTTCGATTAGGTTTAATTCTTCATCGTTATAGTTGTATCCTTGCTCTATTTCTCCAGTAACAAAAGCTCTAAAAAATTCTATTTCTATCTTAGGATCGTCATCTTTTGATTTCTGGAAAGCGTCTATTATCTCGTACATGTCAGTGTCTAGGTTATGTTGAAACCATCCGATACTTGTCATATCTCTTCCAAAGTCCCATGATGTATAGAGTGGGTATTTAGGATTATATTTATACTCGCCAAATGTGGCTGCTCTGGTGAATCCTGGATAGACTGCACCTGTTACAGAATCTTCGTAACTAATTTCTAACTCTTTTGCAATGTCTAATTTAGTCCTAGATTGTTTTTCTTTCTCGTACCATTCTTGAGTTTTCAATGGGTGATCTTTCCAGTGTAGTCGTATCTTTTCGATACTTAAATGACTGTATTCCTTATGGTCTGTCATTATCTTTCCGTATAGATTAAACCGTCCTTCTGGTGTACCTCCTATGATTCTACAACTTGATATGTCTCTAGTCTTACGAAAGGCTTTGTCTGCGAATTGCCACAATGCAAACTCATCCATTATGACAAATTTTCTACGTCCTCCAGTTCCAAAATTCTGCCCTGAGTCTCCTGATATCTCAGTCCCTAAGTGCTTACTTGATATGCTCATATACTTCAAAATGATATCTTCTGGCATCATCCAATTAGGCATTCTCTCTACTACATATCTTAGTCTTTCAAAATGCGAATCCATATCGCCTTGTTTGTCAACGTATGTTTCTTTGTACGATCCATATAGACTACTCCATCCCTTAAATATAAATCCCCACATTTGAAGCGTGACATTCATCCATGAATAACCCATATCTCGTGATTTCTCGGTTATGTTGTCTCGTCCTTTTTCGATGCAATCTACTATTGTTTGAATATACCTATCTTGGTATGGATAAGTGACAAAAGGGAAATGATACGGCAATACTCGAGGGTTAAATGTAAAAGCAAACGTATTTATATAAAACAAAGGATCTTTTACACACTTCAGTACTAAGTTACGCTTCACTGTGTCGTCCTGTGAGGCTTTTTGCATCACGTTAAGCCTGTAACGCTTAGAGAAGTCTAAAAGGTCGCTCAAAACTAACCCTATGCCCTCATAGTTTCTTATTTCTTTGCATTCTTCTATTTGTTGGAATGCCTCTTGCTTCCTTTTTATTAGTTCTTGATATGTGTACATTTATTTAAGTGACTCTTCAAGAGCTGAATCTAGATCGTCTACTGGAATGTCCTCTACTCCCTTGATTGTTATTGATGTTCTTTTGGTGGCTCTTCCTTCTAGTAGCTCTTTAGTTACTACAAAATCTTTAACTGCTTGTCTATGGTCTGAATAGGTTGCTTTGTCGGTCTTAATAGTCATTTGCTCTATTGCTGAATCAATTTGTTCTTGTAGTCTTGCTACTAATGGTTTGGCCGCTTCTTTGTATCCTACACTGTCAGTTAATTTTTGCGGAGTGTTAACCGTTCCCTCGCTGTATCCTGCGTCTCTCATTGCTTTAGTCACATTCCCCCCATTCCCCACTATGTTGGCTACTGCCCTTTTTTGTTTAGTTGTTGGCATATTAATATTAAATTGGTCTAATTTTAAGCGCGCTAATGTCTCTACGGCAACACTCCTCAGCCTCCTTTTCAGCACGTTCCATTCTCCATTGTAGCCGAAGGTCTATTTTTAACTCTTCTGGTAGACTTTCATAAGCTTCTTCCATTGTCTGTTCTCCAAAGAGAGGGCTTGCTTCTTCCTTTTTTATTGTCCACGGTGTCCAAGGATTCATTTTAGAATCTCCCGAGAGATTGTCATCAGCTTCTTGGATCATCTGTTCTCTAGAATGTACCATATTAATTAATAAATTGTTTTAAATACTTTGTAAGATGTAGGCAGATATCATAATCATCTAAGATTTGTTGTATTGTTTTCATGAAAGTATTTATTTATTATTATTGTCTAAAAACCATATTATTGCCCTAGCCTCTGCGCATCCACAACCATCTTCGCTGTGTTTATTTCCCAATTTACCATTACTAGCAAATTTACAATCACATTTCTTCCCATCTCCCTCTGTTGTTCCATAAGAACACAAACTGCTTTGCAAAGTAACTGCGCATTCTCTTATTTCTTTAAGTGTTTTCATCGATTAAAATAAAAAGTGTTTCAAAATCTTCTCGTATTCTTTGTTCTAAAAATTCTCTATCGGTTTTTCCATTATATACTCGACTTTCATGGTCTTTATGAAGATCTTGGATTAAATCTACTATTACTTTCTCTTTAGATTGCATAATATTTATTAATAAATCTTTTACTCAGGCTATTTTGTTCTAGCTTAGTTGCTTTTATTGTACTTGATTTTATTAGTTTATGCAATATTAAACTTAAAGAATAATGACTAATCATCATCTCGACACCTTGCAAGACTTCATGAAAAGAGCTTCCAGGATTTTGTTTGATATATTCGATGATTTTTTCTTGTTTATTCATAACGATTCAATGAGTTCTTTTTTTGACTTAAACATACGCTGTTTATAGACTAGCAGCTTTCCTCCCGGTTCGGCACATTCGGTACATTCGGCATCATCGGCATCATCAACCCTGTACCAAATGGACGTTTTGTTGGCATCAATATCAATGCTTATTGCCAATATTGTGCTAGCTTGGACAACTCCATATTTGATAAAATAAACCGTGTCGCCTATCTCATAGTTTGTGGTTATGTTCATAATTGAAAGACTGAATTAAAAGATTAAGCAGTTTTTGACTTGCTCAGGTCGTTAAATTACATATTATTGCATTTCTCTGTGAAGCTTGCGAATAATTTAATTATTGTATTAGCATTCTCTTCCCCATATTGTCTATTTAGCTTGCTTACAATAGATTCAGTACTTGCACCTTGATCATATAGTTTTTTGATTTCGAGCCATAAGTCAACTATTTTTTTTGAGAAAGCTATTTGAGAAGTAGTCATATTTGAAAGAAAAAATTTATAAAATGTCCGAATCACTCATCTCACCTATTCGCATAATTGTACACCGCATTAAATGAATCTGTAATATATCTAATTTTTTCTTGTGATGATTCATCATATCCAGTTACCATTATATAACTATGCACTTTCTCAACCCCTTCATCATAGTCAGCTTCCACCTCGTGTCCATTGATTTCGAAAG